AAACGCCCGCACGGTATTACCGGCGGGCGTTTTTACTTTGCCCTGATGCTGTTGCGAACGCCCTGGTACAAGCCGGGGCGTTTTGCTTTCGTGTCTAAGCAGGAGGCTTTCGATGTAGCCAATCTTTTTCTGACGTTTCTCCCTAATTGAACTCAAAGCGGCCCTTTCCGGTTGATCCCGGTTGGGCCGTTCTTTTTTGGGTGCTGACATGGGCGGCGGCGTGTGCGGGCAGGGTCTGGCGTGTCCCCTGCGGAGCAACCCCCGCGCTGCCGTCCTTGTCAGCATCGAAAGGCAATGCCATGCAAGCGCACCTGGATGAAGCCGCAGCAAAACCCGATAGTGATGATGACGGGCTGGAATGCCTGGCCTGCGGAAATTCGGATCGCGCCACCATCATGTCGGTGCGACTGATGGCACCGGGCAGCGCCTACCGATCCGCAATCCATTGCACCAAATGCGGCACCAACTGGCACCGCCATATCATTCGCGGTTAACAACATCGCGGGTCCTTCCCGGAACCTTACCGCGAACGGGTCTAGCGTATTGTTTGTGTTCGCTCCGTTTGCAGTGTTTTCAAAGCCTTAACTACTTAACTTCGCCTTAACTCGCATTGTTAAGAAACATCAAGTCCTGTTAATCAAACCTGTAGCTGACGGTATCTGGTGGTGAAATGACATCAAGTTCAGGCGTTGTTTCAAAATCCGAGTTCGCCAGAATGATTGGCGTTTCAAAAGCGCGCGTCTCGCAGTTGATTAGCGAAGGGAAGATTTCAGGAGAAGCCCTTCGCGGTGATGGCCGGTCGGCAAAGATTGTGGTTGCAGTCGCAACGGCGCAGCTAAAGGCAACGCTGGACATTGACCAGCGGGCTGCAAATGGCCGGGCTGATCTATCATCCGATGAACCAGTGTTTGATGACCTTTCGTCTGGTGAAAGCGATACTGCACAACGACCCCTTTCAACGGATGATCTTTACAAACAGGAACGGTTGCGCAAACTCCAAGATGAAAACGAGGAACGCCTCGAAAAGCGCCGGGAAAAGAGGGGTATTTACGTGCGATCTGATGCAATGCGGTCAACCGTGTTGCGGCATGTCGGTGCAATGATCGACGGTATTGAAGCTGATCTTGGGCAGTGGGCCGAGGAACTGGCGGCGGAAACCGATGGTTCGATCAAAAAAATCAAACATATCCTGCGCACCCAATTTAGGGAAACGCGCACGAAGCTGGCGCGACACAATCGCGAACTGCAAAACGAACTTCCTGAATATCACGAGGAAGCCATAGGCAGCGAGGATGACGCCGGCGCGTCCTGATTGGAACCGCAATGGCAATTGTTCTGCGAAACCCGGATCATCTGGTCACAGATACGCTGGCGGACATTCTGGTTCCGCCGCCGCCTGTTGATTTGAACAAATGGGCTGCGGAGAATGTTTCGTTTGGTTCTGACAGCCCGTTTCCCGGGCCGTGGAATGGGGACCTGTTTCCATTTTTCAAGGAAATTCTGACGGCCCTCGGCCCCGAAGACCCTTGCCGTATTGTCACGCTGCGTAAATCAGCCCAGATCGGCGGGACTATTCTGGCACAAGCTTTTATGCTGGGCACATCCCTGCAGGACCCCGGCTTTTTCCTGTATGTGCATCCGACGGAAAGCAACGCTTCGCGCTGGGCAAAAACAAAGCTGCGCCCGATGATCATGAAAATCCCCGCGGCTATGCGGGAATTTTCATATGGGCGCAATGAAGGCACTTGGGATTACATCGAGCGCCGCGATATGCGCGGGGGAATTCAGGTTTCAGGGGCGTCATCGTCGGCAAGTCTGTCGATGATTTCAATGAAACGCCAAGTTCAGGACGATTTGGCAAAATGGGAGAACGACCCGATTGCCGGTGATCCAGAAGTTCTGGCGAATTCACGTTCCCAGGCTTTTGAAGAAGCCAAGATTTTTAAAAACTCGACGGCGCTGGTATGGCCGGGATGCCGTATCACCCGAAACTTTCGGGCAGGATCGCAGGAATATTTCCACGTTCCATGCCCGGGTTGCGGGCACATGCACCCGCTTTCGTGGGAAAACTTTGTTGTTGATCATGAAAACCCGGCGAAGTCACATTTCATCTGCCCGGCTGAAGGTTGCGTTATTGAACAGCGCCATCGCCGTGACATGGTTAAAAATGGCAAATGGGTTGCTGAACACCCCAGCCGCAAGGCAACACATCGCAGTTTTCATTTATGGTCAGCCTACGCCCCGTTGATGTCGTGGCAGCGCATAGCCGAAGATGCGATCAGGTGCGCGGGCGATCCTGATTCCGAAAAGACGTTTTTCAATGACGTGTTGGGATTGCCCTATGAAGTCCAAGGCGAGGCACCGCCCTTTGAAGAACTGAAAAAGCGTGCTGATGAAACCGGGCATCGTCGCGGTATCATTCCTTGGGGTTATCCACTTCTTACACTTGGGATTGACGTACAGGGCGACCGCCTTGAATGGCACCTGCAGGCGTTTGGGCCAGATTTGCGCAAGGCGACGGTTGAATATGGTAAGATCGATGGCTTTATCGCCGATGAGGAAACCCGCAAACGACTTGATGACCTGATTAAATCCACCTGGTCCAACGCTGCGGGCAATCGTGTCGCGGTTGATATGGTGGCGATCGATGGTAACGCTTATACCGAGGATGTGTTTGATTGGGCAAAAAGTCATGCCCGCACGAAGGTTATGGTTATCCGTGGCCGTCGGGGTGAAACTGCGCCACTGATCGCTGAAATCAAGGATGAAAGGGACCGCAAGGGCCGCAAGAAAAAGCGGCGTGGGCGCCCCTTTTACAACCTGTGTGTTAGCAAGTTCAAATTGTCGCTGTATCGAAACCTTGAAAAAACAGACCCGCTGCAACGTGGTTATGTGGCGCTTGCTGCTGGTTTTGAAGATGAATGGTTTGAACAGTATACGTCGGAAAAACGAGTTGCCAAACGGTCTAAAACCCTTGGTGCCCCGCCTGAATATGCGTGGGTTAAATCGGATGGGGTTCGCAATGAAGTGCTGGACACGGCAATTTATGGCGAGGCTGCAGCGATTACCAAGGGTTGGCGCGATATGCCGCCTGAAACATGGGATCGTATGATCCGTGAGCGAGAGACCAGGCCGGAAACCGGTCAGCTTGATATCGAAGATTTGCTGATGAGTGTGGCACCTGTTCCAGTGCCTTTAAAATCTGACGATCAGGACAATAAACAAAAACAGGACATGTCCCCGGCAAGGCGGCGTGCCCTTAGATATGCGAGTTGATCAATGGCAACCAACCAAGAAATGCGGGACGAACTTTCGCTGCTAGAAACAAGACGGTCCCAACTTATTTCGGAAGATTGGGTTTCTGGTGTTGGTTCCAATGGTCGGTCAGTACAGTTTGGTGATCGTACCAAACAGATTGAAATGATCGACCGTCGCATAACCGAATTGAAGTTGTCTCTTGGCGTCGTCAGGCGTGGATATCTGGTAGGTCGAAAATGAGCAATCCGGTGACAATTCTTGGTGCTGATGGCCTGCCGATGAAAAAGGCGGCAACGTCATTTTCCGGGCCTCGATACGGGGGTGGTTCTATCGGTGGCACGCTGGCGGGATGGTCACCGCGATTGCGTGCTGCTGATGACCGGATTTCATCAGGCCGTGACCGCATGGTGGCCCGGGTCCGCGATCTGGTTGACCGCAATGGGTGGCTATCCGGTGCGGTCCAGCGTCAGGTTGATGAAGCGATTGGGGCTAATTTTCGCTTTAACTGGAACCCCGATTTAAAGGCACTGGGGCTTGACCGTGATTGGGCAAAGGAATGGATCGCTAAAACTGAAAATGCCTTTCACAATTATGCCAATGACCCGCGCCGCCCGCTTGATGCCGGAAACCGTCTTAGCCTGGCTGGTTTGTTAGGGTTGGCGTTTCGTCATCGAATGAGTGAGGGGGATGCTGTTGCCCTGGCGCACTGGCTGCCCCGCCGGCCTGTTGAATATTCAACGGCCATCCAGATTGTTGACCCGGACCGCCTTTCAAATCCGTTTGGTCAGTTCAACAATGAAACGATGCGCAACGGCATTGAAATTAACGGATTTGGGGCACCGGTCGCCTATCATTTTCGCAGTCGGCACCCTAATGACCCCTGGGCGATCCAAAATCAAAATTGGGTAAGGGTGAATGCGCGGACCAAATGGGGTCGTTCCCGTGTGCTGCATTTCTATGAAATGGAACAGGCAGGGCAAACCCGTGGTCGTGGTCTATTGGGGCCAGCAATTGAAAAGCTGAAAGTTGCTGACGATTACGAACGTTCCGAACAGGAAGCTGCCCTGATCAATGCCATTTTCGCCGCCTTCATCGAGAGTCCGTTTGATAAAACGATAATGGATGAAGTGACCGAAGATGAAGACGCGATTTCGCGGTATCAACAAGAGCGGGCAGCGTTCGCAGATCGCAACCCGATACTGTTTGGTGGCTCCAAGGTCCATCGCCTGTTTGCCGGTGAAAGCTTCAATTTCAATCATGGAAACCGGGATAACGCGGCTTTTCAGGTCTTTATCTCCAATGCTTTGCGCCATGCGGCCACAGCGCTTGGTCAGTCATACGAAGAATTTGCAAATGACTGGTCTGGCACAAACTATTCATCTGCCCGCGCGGCAATGCTCAAGTCGTGGAAGTTTCTAACAACCAGACGTGGGCATTTCGCAAATGGGTTTGCAACCCCGATTTGGGCTTTGTGGCTTGAAGAACATTTAAACCTGGGCAAGGTCGACATCCCAGCCGGGGTGCCATCGTTTTGGGAAAATCCTGCCGCCTGGTGTCGTGGTAACTGGATCGGCCCTGGGCGCGGATGGGTTGATCCAGTCAAGGAAGCAAATGCTTCTGAAATCAGGGTGGAAGCGAACCTGTCGACATTACAGACAGAGGCTGCGGAGCAGGGTGCGGATTACCGCGAAATTCTTGATCAGAAGGCGCGCGAGCGTGACGAATTCGAGGAACGCGGGTTTGCTTACCCCGGTGATAGCCGAACGCAGGTGACTTATACGGAAACCCCTGAAGGGGATACCGTAAGCGCGCATGTGTCAAAGCTTCAAGACATTGGCCGTCGCGCCATGATGCGGAGAAAATAGGAATGTCTGTAATCTTTGCGAACCTGTGGGGGCGGCTGATTGGCCGCCCTCTTGTTGTTACGCCGGATGGTGCGCGGCAACTGACAGCTTACTTGATGTCGCGATCAAGCTATCGCGACGGACAGATCATTGAAAATGATGCAGTTCATAATGTTGCCGATCTGATGGCTGGTGTCGGAAACGTTAAAGCACGATCTGATCACACTGATCAGTTTTACCGGGTAATCGATGGCGTCGCGATCATTCCTGTTCGAGGGGCGCTAGTGCATCGGTTGGGGTTGCACCCCTATTGCGGCATGACCGGTTATGACGGGATTGCACAAAAGATTGATCAGGCCGTTAGTGATGCGTCGGTCAATGGCATCATGCTTGAAATTGATAGCTCGGGCGGTGAGGTTTCCGGTGTTCTGGAACTGGGCGAAACAATCAGGGCGGCCCGTGACAAAAAGCCGGTATGGGCCGTCGCTGATGAAAGCGCCTATAGCGCAGCATACTGGATTGGCTCACAGGCAAACCGGTTGCTGGTTCCCAAAACCGGGGGCGTTGGTTCCATTGGCGTCATCACGATGCACGCAGATTTTTCGGAACATATGAAGTCCGAGGGTGTGAAAGTCACGATTATCGCGGCAGGAACGCATAAATCTGATGGAAACCCTTTTGAGCCGTTGCCCGAAAATGTGCGTTCGCGCGTTGCGGCTGATGTCGAGGCAGCGCGCCAACTGTTTGCGCAAGAGGTTGTAAGCGGGCGGCCCGATCTTTCGATCGAGGATGTTCTCGCAACCGAAGCGCTTTGTTATTCCGCCGATCAGGCGGTTGAAATTGGGCTTGCCGATGCTGTGCAGTCCAGTAAGTCGGCCATGGCCGATTTTATTGAAAGGCTGTCCGTCCGGACAGTTATTGGCCCCATTCAAAGCAAAGGTGCTTCTGAAATGCCCCCTGAAATTAATGACCGCCCGGGCGCAACTGATCCGGGCGACACTGTAATCACTGCCGATGAAGACAAGATCGCGGTTGCTGTGGCGACTGCAGTCGCCGCCGATCGCAAACGCTCTGCCGCTATCATTGGCAGCAAAGAGGCTGCAGGCCGCGAGGGTCTTGCCAACTCTTTGGCTTTTGAAACCGACCTGTCTGTCGATGCTGCCGTTGCAATGTTGGCAAAGGCGCCATCCGCCCAAAGCAATCCGTTGTCGGCTGCAATGGAAAGCGAACCGAATTCGGTTATCGGTGATGAACCGGAGCCGGGGAAGGGACCGAGCAAGGTTGAAAAATTCGCTGCGAATTTCGCGGCAATCTCTGGTCGCAAGGTGAAAGGCTGATAAAATGACCTTAACGACATTCACCCCGGAAAACCTGATTGCCGGTGATTATCCTCTGGTGAGCGAACCCGAGACGATTGCTGCGGACCAGGTACTAAAGCGCGGCGCGCTTCTTGGGCGCAACACAGCGACAAAAAAGCTGCATCTGTCGGTTGCGGCTGCGGAAGATGGCACCGAAAAGCCGGTCGCGGTGTTGGTATCTGCCATGGATACCACTGGCGCTGATGCCGAGGGCCCGGTTTATAAAACCGGTATTTTTCATTTTAGCGGGCTTGAAGTTGGTGCTGGTTGGGATAAGGCATCCCTTCGCGCGGCTCTCGACAATTCCCCGCTGTTTGCTGTTTAAGGCGGGGTAAGGAAATGGATATCTATTCAACGATTGAGCTGCTTGGTGTCCTGCGTCGGTTCGAGGCGCCTGACATGTTCATCCTCGACCGGTACTTTCCGGGTTTCGTGACATCTACTAAGTCCGAAATTGCGATGGACAAGATCATTAAGGGCAAAAAGCTGGCGCCGTTCGTGCTGCCAACCGCCAAAGCAAAGGCTGGTATCCGGGAAGGTTTCAGCACGATGACCTTTGCGCCTGCTACTTTGAAGCCGATGGACGTTGTTGACCCGGAAATCCTGGTCAAGCGTATGGCTGGTGAGGCGATTGGTGCCGGTTCTCTCGATCCTGCTGCCCGTCGTGATGCGATCATCGGCGAAATTCTCCTTGATCACCGTGATCGTATTTCCCGCCGCATGCTGTGGATGGCATGGCAGGCGCTGCGCACTGGTAAGGTGATTGTCGAGGGTCCTGAATATCCATCGACGACGGTTGATTACAATCGTGACCCGTTGCTGACCAAGGCCCTGCTTGCAGCGGCGAAATGGTCAAACGAGGATGCTGATATCATCGGCGACCTTGAAGATTGGGCTGCCGATATTCAGGATAAGTCCGGCGCGGTCGTGACGGACGTTTTCATGTCGCCGACGGTTTGGAAGTATGTTCGCAAAAACCCTGCAATTCTGGCCGTGCTTGATAATCGTCGCGCGACAAGCAGTGTGGTGGAGTTGGGGCCGGCGTCTTCAAAGGTTGTGCGTCAGGTGGGGCAAATTGGTGATTTCACCTTCTATGTCTATGCTGAAACCTACGAAGACGATGACGGCAACACGGTTCCTTACATTGGCACAAACGAAGTTGTCATGACTGGTCCGGCTATCGAGGGCACCAAAGCATATGGTGCGATCCTTGATAAGGGGGCGGGTTATCAGCCGATGGAAATTTATCCGGCCATGATTGAAGAACAAAACCCGTCGGTTGAATCCGTGCTGACGCAATCGCGTCCGCTGATCGTGCCTGGCAATATCAATGCGTCGCTTTCTGCGACGGTGCTGTAAGGGGGCGTTATGGCTGTTAAAAAAGTTACGGTTGTCCCGGTCATCACGCTTGAAGGTCGGGACAAGAAAACGGGTGACCGGTTTGTTTATCTTTCCGGGAAACCTGTTGAACTGCTCGCATCCATTGCTGATGGCCTGATTAAAGATGGTCTGGCGCAAATTGCTTCCGATTTGTTAAAGGCATCTCCGGAAGCGGAAAAAGCGACGGTTGATCGTCTTGTGGCAGTGATTGAAGGTCTGGCAGACGAGGATTTCCTTGCTGATGGCCGCCCTTCCGTTGAAGCGATGGAACTTGCGACCGGCCTTGAAGTGTCTGGAAAACAGCGCGATATCGCCTGGGAAAAGTATCAGGAAGCGGTAAATAGCGGGTCCTGATACAGTCCAAAAATGATGATTAAAAGCCTGCCCTTCGGGGTGGGCTTTTTCTTTTGGGGTTGGTGATGATTGATTTTGACCGGTTTTTGAACCAGCCCGTTGCCAGCGCTTTCGGGCAGGCAGCGACCGTCCGGCATCAAAACGGGCAGGTTAGCGAGATTGATAAATTCGATTATCGCCAAAATGCCCATTCTGGTGACCTGGGCGGCGATGCGGATGTTCAATTTTTTGATTATACCGGCGAATTCCGGGCTGGGGCAGTGCCCGTAAGGCAGGGCGATTTCATCGATGTCGCGGGCCTGACTTTTACGGTCGACACGGTGGACCCTGATGATACCGGCTGGGTGTCTGTCGGCCTGATGAAAGGTGAGGTTCGCAATGTCTGACTGGCAAACGCGATCTGACCTGATGGTTGATTTGCAGAACCGCATCAAGGTGCTGATCCCCAATGGCAACGTTGTTATTGGCCGATTGATGGAAATTTCAGCCGATAGCCTGCCTGCCATCTCCATTTATGCCCCTACCGACGATATGTCGCCGATGGGGGCAAGTTGGCAGTTTTCCGCCAATATTTCGCTATCGTTTGAGGTGTTGCAGTCGGCTTATGAGGGGTGGTGTCAGGCGACTGAAAGCCTGACTGTCCAGATCATTACCGGCCTTTGCGCATCGGCGGAATGGCGGGGCCTGTGGCAGGCGCCACCCTCATTTGCCACCAAACAAACCGTGCGCGGTGATCCAGGGCAGTCAATGGCCGGTGAAATCACCACCATTTCCGGTGAATTGCGCCGCAAACGGGTGTCGCGGTTGGTCGCGGGGCCGCTTGAAGGCATCGATCTTACTTTGGAGCGTGAAAATGAAAGTCCAGATTAACCCCGGCAAGACTGTCGAGGGCAAACGTTTGCGGGTTTTTAACCCCGTGCGCCGGGAATTTTTCCCTGATGGCGTATTTGAATTGTCCGATCAGGATCTGCGCAATTCCGAAATTCGCCGTTTGCTGCCCCCGGTTTCGGGTGGCGGAATTTCCGGCGGTGTTTTTGGCGATCTGGTGGTGGTGGTGGATGCCGCGCCGGCGAAAAAGGCAAAGGAATAAACAATGACCATTCCAAACGAGGCATTTAACCAGGTGCCGATCGATACCCGTGTTGCCGGTAGCTATTTTGAAATTGATGGGTCCCGCGCATCGGGATTTGTTGCCAACCATACCGCGTTGATCATCGGGCAAAGCCTTGCCGCTGGCACGGCGGATGACGATGTTGCCGTGCTGGTCCCTGGTACGGGGGAAAGTGCCGGGGCGCTGTTTGGCGCTGGGTCCATCCTTGCCATGATGGTTGCCGCATTCCGCGAAAACAACCCGACCATGACGTTGTATGCCCTGCCAATGGCTGATCTGGAAGCCGGTGTTGAGGCCAAAATCGATGTGACCATCACCGGCACCGCCACCGAAAACCGGGCATTGCCGGTTTATATCGCCGGCAAGCGGGTGTTTGTGCAGGTCGCGGTTGGCGATACGGCAACCAATGTTGCAACCGCAATGGCTGCTGCCCTGAATGGGGCGGCTGATCTTCCCGTGTTGGCATCTTCGGCGGCTGGTGTTGTCACTCTGACCGCCAAAAATGCCGGGGAAGTTGGTAACGATATCCGCTTTATGGTGGCGGTGCGCGGCGAAATGTCGGGTGAAAAGGTGCCGGCCGGCATTGCCATTTCGGCCCCGGGCGGCGGTTTTCTTTCTGGCGGGTCTGGCAACCCGGATGTGTCCGGCGCACTGGCGGCGATCGGGTCGCAGGAATTCAATTATGTCGGTGTACCCTGGACGGATGGCGCCACGCTTGATGCCCTGTCGGCCTGGCTGGAAACCAGGCAAGCGGCGGGCAGCGAAGTCGATGTCAAAGCGTTTGCCGGTCGGCGCGGTACGCTGTCTGAACTGGTGACGTTTGGTACATCGCGCAATGACCGGTTTGTGTCGGTGATTGAAAGCTATGATGCCCCGATGCCCGCATTTGCGCGCGGGATGCGCTATATGGGGCAGGCATCGGCAAAGCTTTTTAATCATCCAGCCCGCCCGCTTTACGCGCTGGAACTGATCGGCGAAATGGCCCCGCCGGAAAAAAGCCGTTTTGGGTGGGTCGATAAAAACACCCTGCTGTTTTCCGGCATCGCGGTAACGGACGTTTCGGCGGATGGGAAGGTGCGCATCAATATGCCGATTACCCTGTATCAGACCAACCAGTTTGGTGACCGGGACGAGGCATATTTGCTGGTTAACACCGTCGCACAGCTTGGTCGTATTCGCGACGAATTACAAAGCGCGATCAATACCCGGATTATGTCGCTGCGGCCTATTTTGGTTGATGATGGTACGCCTACCGACGAGAACGTGGCCCACGTCACGCCAAAATCGGTCAAGGCCACGCTGATTGCGCATTATGCCTATCTGCAGGGTTTGGGTTTTGTCGAAAACCTTGCTGAATTCGAAAAGCGTTTGCAGGTCGGCAAGTCGGCAACCAATTCGTATCGGTTGAACGTGATCTATCCGCCCGATCTGTCAAACCCGCTTTACGTGCTTGCAACGCAAATCGCGTTCGAGCTTGATTTCCGCAACTATTAATCGGGGGCCGTGCAATGGCAACTTTGGCGGGCCTGCAGGCCCTTAACGTTAACGGCGCGGCTTTTGCTGTGGCGGAGACGGGATCATATAACCTTGGCGGCAAGACCCGTGAAAACATCGCGGGTGGTGGCAAAGGTTCGGTCGGCTTTTCCGAAAAAGGACGTGTGGCCTTTATCGAGGTTGAAGTGTTCCTTAATGAAGGTCAGTCGGCATCTGATCTTGATGTGCGGGGTGGTGAAATCAAGCTGGAATGTGTTGATCGCACCGTCATTCTTTCGCCGGGCACCTTTGTTGGTGACCTGAATGTTGATGCCTCCAAAAACAGCCTGACGGCGCGTTATGAAGGCAACTCCGCAAGGGAGATTTCATAATGTCGATGATGGATGATCTGGACGAAATCGATATTGCCGGTTTTGTCGAAGATGGTGAGGGCGGCAACAAAATCCTGACGCTGGAATATCCGTTTTCGGTGACCGTCAAATCGGGCGGTCAGTCTGTGACCGAAGATGTGCATCATATCGAATTCCGCCGCCCCAAAGGTAAGGATATGGATGCCATTGAACAAATGTCCGGCAACGCGATGCGTGGGGCGCGGGGCTTTGTCGCCGGGCTGATTGTTAAGCCGGAAGGTATCAACGCAAGCAAGCTTGGCGATCTTGACGCCACCGATATGATGCGCGCCATGAAAGTCTGTTTCGATTTTTTCCCGAAAGGCCGGTCGGGGACTACCGGGACGTCGTAAAAGACCTTGTTATCCGGTTCGGTTGGCTGCCGGGTCAAATTCACGACATGCCGCTAGATGACATCGTGATCGCACTTGAAGCGATGATCGAAGATGCGGAGCGGCAAGAAAAAATAATCAAAGGCATGAGCAATGGCTAAAAACTATGTCGTGAGCATGGTCCTGAATGCGCGTGAAAACGCATCCGGGCCAGTTCGGCGCGTGCAGGGGATGTTAAATTCCCTGCGCGCGCGGGCAGCGGGCCTTTCCCGCGAGATGGGTTTTCATCGCATTACCGATGGTTTCCGCCGTCTTGGGCAATCTTTTGCCGGGCTGCGCAGCCATATTTCCGGGGTGGGTGCGGGTTTGCTGGGGCTGGCGGGCATCGGGCTGGGCGGCGGACTTTTGGCCTGGATCATTCATGGCGCCGGTGAGGCCGATGAAATGGCAAAATTCAGCCGTCGCATTGGCATAAGCATCGAGCAATTGCAGCTTTGGCAGCATGCAGCCAATCAGGCGGCGGGCATGACCAACGAGGGCCTGCAAACATCGTTTCGCGACCTGACCAAGAATATCGGCGATGCCGCAAATGGCATGGGCCGCGCCCGGCCTGTATTTGAAGCCCTGGGCATCAGCCTGCGGGACGGGCAGGGCAATGTACGCGGCCTGAACGAGATTTTGCCGGAATTGCAGGCCGCCTTTCGCAAAATCCAGAACCCGGCCCTGAAAACATCTGCGGCAATGAAGCTGTTTGGGGAATCCGGGGCGAAAATGGCCCTTCTGCTTGAACAGCCCCAGTCCGAAATGGACCGGATGTTTGGCGATATGGAACGCCTGGGCGTTATCACGACGCAAACCGCGACCGATACCGAAGCTTATAACGACGCGATGGATAGCTTTGGTAAATCCATCACCGGCGTTCGTAACGGGCTGATGGGGCAACTCATGCCGGTCTTGACGCCGTTGATCAAGCGGATGACCGATTTTATTGCCAGTATCCGTCCGCAAATCGTTGAACGGTTGGGGAATGCCATTTCCGGGGCCGCCGCAACCATGATGGGGTGGTTTGAAACGGTCAATGGCGGCGCATCGCCCGCCAGCAAGGCGTTTGAGAGCCTGATGCAAACCATTTCGGATGTGATCAATACTGTATCCGGGCTGGTTGATATGGTCGGCGGCTGGAAAAATGCCGCGATTGGCATGGCGGTTTTTATGGCCGGGCCTTTTATTGCCAGCCTTGTTTCAGTCGGCACGGCGATTGCCCAACTGGGCTGGATCGTTGCTGCCAATCCGTTCGTTCTTGCGGCTGCCGGGATCGCGGCGGCGGTTTATCTCATCTATGACAACTGGGATAAAATCGTTTCCTATTTCACCAATAAATTCGATGCGGTGAAAACGGCTTTCAAGGGTGGTTTTGTCGATGGTGTTCTGTCGATCATGAAGGAATTCAACCCCTTCGTGATCTGGTATGACTATGCAACCGGCCTGCTGGAATATCTGACCGGATTTGATATTTCCGGCATCATCAAGGAAAAAATCCAGTCAATGGCATCTGTTTTGCCTGATTGGGTCGTCGATAAAATCGGCCTTTCAGTTAAACCGGAAACACCCGAACCGGCCAAACCGGCGGCGGTAATGCCACCGGCACCCCAGCCGGACCTTGCTAGTGCCGCCAATGCGGCCCTTGACCGGCGCGGCGCGACCAACCAGGCGGCGATGATGCCGCCAGCGGCACCCGAAGGTAAAATCGTGATCGAGCTGACCGGGGCCGGTGCCGATGGGGCGCAGATCAAACAGAACCGTTCGCGCGGTATCAGCCTTGAAACGACGTTGCGGCGCGGGCCAAGTTTTGCGGGGGCAGGGTGAGTTACGCTGTTTTGGCTTTGGTCCGTTTCGCCGGTTTCACCGGCTCACGGCCGGTCTGGCTTACGAGGTAGTCATACACTTTCTGGTAATGTTCGTTTTTTGTCAGGCGGGGGACGTCAAGGTTGGTGCCGCGTTCAAATCGTCCACGTCCCCACCTGCCGACATATTCCCATGTGTCGGGGCGCGTCATAATGAAATACATGATGGCCCGGGTGCCGGACGCATCATCGATTTCAACACCGCCCCGCGCAAACTCGGCGATGATTCCACGGGCATATTGCCTGGCGTCAAGTATGTAGGATGCCTGATCGCTGCTGATATCTTTGACTGGCATCATCCCCAATGCTGTTTTGACAGCGTTTTTCTGGGCATCGCTTGCCGTTCCTGGGCTGCCAATGTCGGGAATGTCGAAGGTGGCATTGGCGGGTGGGGTGATAACAATCCCGTTTCTTGACCCGGCGTTTTCGGGTTTAACGACGATCATGCCAATGACAAACAGGGCGGCTAAGCCCCCGAGAAAGATATAGACGAACGTCATTTGCCACCCCTGTTTGTGTCTAGAGGTGAAAAATCTAATTTAAAATTGAAATGAGAGTCAAAACAATAAGTTAACGGGTGTTGGCTCTATCAGCACCTTTATTGCTTTTTCAGCCGCACGCCGGGGCCTTCGCCGTTTTCGGCTATGAAGATTACTCCGGCGTTTTCCATAGCTGTTTGGAGAGCCGATACAGTGGGGCGATTTGAAGGAAGGCCGCTTTCAAATCTGGAAATGGTGTTTCTGCTGACGCCTGATTCAAACGCCAGTTTTTCTAAGTTCCAGTTAAGTGCGGCTCTAGCCATACGGCATTGTGCTGAGTTCATGTTGGGATATTTGCACAACATTGCGCTTGACGTAAAATGGAATATCGCACAACATTGTGAAAATTTCACAATGGAGGTGCGCTGTGCAGCAAAAAATTGAAATCCCCAAGACCATCACGGGTCTGGCGGAGATGTACAAGGAATTGAAGCGGGTCGGGGATGGTGATGCCGATGCCAGCCTGTCCGGCTGGTGGGAAGCGCAGTTAACGTTTTTGCCTGCCCGTGATGTGGATGAATTGATGGTCAAGTTTGACATGCTGAACGACTGGGCCAAAGCAGACGGCCCCGGCATGTTGCCGTGGGAAGTGGAGCGGGTACATCACATGGTACAATCGGTGCGTCGTGATGTGATGGCGATCAAGGCCGGAGGTGAGCAATGACCGATCCGGTAGCGTTTGATTTTGAAGGTCAGCCCGTTCGCACAATCGAAATCGACGGTGTGATTTGGTTTGTTCTGTCGGATGTTTGCGATGTGTTAGAGATTGCTAACATTGGTAATGCTTCGGCAAGATTGGATGAGGATGAAAAAAATAACATCCGTAATCCGGATGCAAATGGTGAACGAGGAAATCCGAACATCACCATCATCAACGAAAGCGGCCTGTATTCGCTGATCCTGACCAGCCGCAAAGAAGCCGCCAAGCGGTTCAAGAAATGGGTAACGGCGGAAGTGCTGCCAGCTTTGCGCAAGACGGGGCGTTATGCCATGGCCGGGGCGGGGCAGGCTGCCGGGCAGAGCCGCAAGAATTTGCCTGCGTCGCTGATTCCGAAATCGGAACGGCATTATGATCTCGCACTGGTCCGGGAGGCGCGGGCGGTATATGGCGAGGCCGGGGCGCGCTTTGTCTGGTCGCGGTCCACCACACTGCCGGACATGTCGGAATTGAGTTATCAGGACCGGCTGGATGATCTGGCCCGGATGCGGGCCGAAGATTGCCTGCGCCATTTGCTGCGATATGGCTTTGGCAAGGGTGTTCCGGTTTCGGAAATGATTGTTTTTGCCCAATATCGTGACGAGGTGAAAACTGCATTGGAAAGCCGGGGCATCAAGGTTTCGCCGGTGCGGTATCGTGGCAAGGTGATTTTGGCCAGCCATCACCCGTTTTTAAACAAGGTGTTTGCCGCCACCGACTGGGCGGGCATTTACCAGCGCGTTTTGATGGATATTCCCGGCGCGTATCTGACCAGTAGTCCCATGATTTTTGGCGAGGATGAAAGCCCCGGCGTGATTATTCCGCTGGTGGTGATTAACAGCCTTGCCGGTTTTTAGCGAGGTTTTGCCATGCTAGATATGGTCTATTCCGACAACATTGACAGCGTGATTAAAATGTTGACGGACCTGGAGAAAAAGCAGGTGCCGTTTGCCATGTCAAAGGCGATTAACCGGGTGGTTTTTGAGGCCCGTGGTCAGGTTTTGTCGGATATGGGGCGACGCTTCACCATTCGCGAAAATTCCCTGAAAGCTTCCGGTGGCGGGAAAAAGCCCCTGTTTGTGGAGACCAGCAACAAAAAGCAGTCCGTTATTCAGGCGGTGATCGGGACGCCGCTTTGGTTTTTGGAAGATCAGGAGGAAGGCGGCGAGAGGCGCAGAACGTCGGCATGGCTTCCGGCACCTGGTGCGCGTGTCGGGCGGCGTGATGGTGGCCGGATTTCCAAGAAATTTAACCGTGTGGACGTTCGTAAAGAGGTGAAGAAAAAAGCACCTTCGCGCCGTCGAAGGTCAAAGACCAACCCGGTACCATATGCCCCGCAAACCCCGTTTATCGCGACGATGAAAAGCGGCAAGCGGGGTGTTTTTATTCGGCGCAGCAAGAAAAAACGCCTGCCGATTTCGCTGCTTTATTCAGTGAATGACAGCGTGAAAATCGCCCCGCGCTGGAAGTTCGGGGAAACGGTACAGCATTTAAGCGACAAGCGATTGCGGGCCTATTTCCTGCAGGAATTGGAAGCCGCAATGGCATCATCGAAAAAAGGCCCGCTTAAAAGCTGGTATGTGACGCATTTGCTGGAAAGCGAAAAGCAGTCTGATACGGGTTTTGCGTTAGGTGGGCTTGAACAGCTTAAATCCGTAGGGTCGCCCATTTCAGGAATGTAATTGTTATGTTCGATGACGAAATCCGCGAGGGCAGCTTTCGCGGCGTGCCTTTTGTCACGCGCGATCGGTCGCGCGGGTCTGGCCGGCGTGGCCCGACGGTCGAGCGTCCGAACCGCGATGATGCCGGGTCGCAGGACCTTGGCCGCAAGGTTCGGGTGTATAATATCAATGCGATTGTAATGGCATCGGACGGGTTTGGCGACCGTGACCGGATGCTTGACGCGCTTGAAAAACCTGGCCCCGGCACCTTTATCGACCCGTTTGGCGGGGTGAATGCCGAACGCTGGGTCAAGGTCACGGATTACCGAGAAACCCAGTCTTTTGACCCGGGCGCTGTTGCCCAATTTGCCATCACGTTCCAGGAGGTGGATGAAAACGAGGAACGCGGTTTTACCCGTGGTCTGGTTGATACATCGTCTACCCTTGTTAAACGATCTTCGGCCCTGGCACTGGCGGCGAAAAACGCCTTTATCCGGTCCTATGTCGGTGACGGTATGCCGGGTTTTGTGCGGCAGGGGGCGGCAAGTGCCATTGGCGTGATTACCGATCAGGTGGGCGGGCAGGTTTTCACCGCTTTGGGTGTGACATCTACCATGTCGGATGCGATTGAAAAAATCGGGTCGGTGGGCCTTACCGCCATTTCCGGCGGCGGGGTTGATATTGCCGATGGCTTGCAGGCCGGTTTTTCCATGCTGTCAGGCGCAGTGCCAGCCGGGGATGATGGGTTGAATGGGTTTCTATCGCTGGGCGATTATGACGGCCTGGTATCATCGGCCCCGGCGGTAACGGGCACGCGGATTATCGAGGCAACAAACACATCGGCAATCGGTAGTTTGGTGCGGCGCACCGCGATTTCGGCGGCGGCGGAATTGCTGCCGAAATACAGTTTTGTTTCCTATAACCAGGCGCGTGACATTGCCGAAAAGTTTGTCGGTGTGATCGATGCCGAAATGGACCGGGCCGGGGGCATTGACGCCGGGCAGGCCGATGGCGGCGTTTTTGCCGCGCTGGCCGATTTGCGGCCCGCTGTGATTGAGCATACCCAGGCAGAGGGTTCGGGCAAGGCGCGTGTGATTAACGATACGCCCTGGCGCACCGAACCGGCCTTTGTTACCGCGCACCGCCTTTATGGCGATGCCAGCCGTGCCAGTGAAATTATTGCCCGCAACGGCACCCGCCACCCCAACCAGATTGCGGGTGGCACCGCAATCGAGGTGTTGGATGAATGATGAAAAGCCGGAAATCCTGCTGGATGGCGTGATTTACAATGACTGGCAAAAATGCGCCATCAACCTGTCGATCAGCAATATTGCCGATGATTTTGCCGTGACCGCCACCGAATTTCGCCCAGATCATGGCGGTGCCTTAAAGGCGGTTGTGCGTTATGGCAGGGAAACCATCCTGACTGGCCATATCGAAACAATTGATATTTCAACCGTGCCTGATCAGGAAGGGGTGCGGCTTTCTGGTCGGTCAAATTCCGGCGATCTGGTGGATTGTTCCGCGATTGTGCCTGGCGGGGAATTGCGCAAGCTAACCCTGCTGGAGGCCGTTCGCGTCCTGTGCAAACCCTTTGGCATTGCCGTGCGCGCCCTTGTCGATACCGGGGCGGCGTTTGATAAAATCAAGATCGAACAGGGCGAAAGCGTTTCGCAGGTCATGGACCGCCTATGCCGCGAGCGGGCCTTTATCGCCTGGTCGGATGGCGATGGCGGCATTGCGCTGGGGCGGCCAGGTTGGGGGCGCGCGCAAACCAGCCTGCGCATGCGCTTCACCAATGGCGGGCAATTGCGCCGCGATAACAATATTATCGAACTGTCATCAACCCTGACCCTTTCAAACCGGTTTGACCGGCTGATCATGCGAAGCCAAGCGGCAACCAGTGATACCGATTTTGGCCTGTCTGCGGCGCAACCCGAGGCAACGGCGCGTGACGACGCCGTGGCCCGTTATCGCCCGAAAATTCTGACATCGGATGGGGCGGGTACGGCGGCGGATTTGCAGAAGCGCGTGGATTGGGAAGTTGCCCGGCGCGTTGGAAAGTCCACATCGGTCAGCTACACCGTCAAGGGCTGGCGCCAGGTCGAGGGCGGCGATTTGTGGCGGCCCGGCCTGCTGGTGTCGGTGGTCGATGAGCAGACGAATATCAATGGCGATATGCTGATTACCGCTGTCTCTCTCACGCTTGACGAGGATGAAGGCGGGTATCAGGCGCGCCTTGCCCTTGAGCCGCCGGCGGCGTGGCTGCCTGCGCCAACCATTTCAAAGGCCGCTGGTGGTGCCCAATACGAGGCGCTGCGCCGTGCTGCGCGGGGGTGATGATGCTTGAATATCTGTTGGAGCGGTTAACACGGCGGGTTGAAAACATGCTGTTTCGCGCTGTGGTGCGTTATATGCGCCTGTCCGAACAGGGTGGGGCGCGTGTGGCGCAGGTGGCGGGCCGCGCGGGTGAAACGCCCGATGATGTGACGGTCATGCTGCCCTATGGGTTTGACCATATCCCGTTGCCTGTTGATGGTTCCGGTAAAGGTGCGGAGCTTATTGCCCTGACGGTCGAGCGCAACCTTGTGGTGGCTTTTCCGGCAATGGACCGGCGGCACCGGGCGCAATCAGGCGCATCGGAAAACGGTGAAATCTCGCTGTATGATGACCAGGGGCAGCGCATTACGTTAAAGCGTGGGCGTGTCATTTTGGCCGAAACCGATGTGCTGCATATCGTTGCCGCCAATAAGGTTACGGTCGATGCCCCGCTGGCCGAATTTTCCGGCAATGTCACCATTGGCGGCAACCTGACCGTGGCGGACGATATTACGGACCGGACAGGGGCAGGCAATGCCCGGTCAATGGCCGGGATGCGCGAAACCTATAACGGCCATGACCACGCCGAAAACGATAACGGCGGCCCAACCGGCACCCCTAATCAGGAAATGTAAGTATGGCAGACTTTGCCTATACCGACCTTGCTGTGCGGTTCGATGAAACGCGCAAGCGGTTTGATTTGCAATTGGTTGAAGGTGTTTCTTCATCTTTTAAAACAGATCATGGGCTTGAAACCGCCGTGATTGCCAGCCTGTTTACCGACCGGCGCGCGCGCGATGATGACGCGGTGCCTGATGGCGACCGCCGGGGCTTTTGGGGCGATGCCTGGCCGGTCATACCGGGCCTGAAAGTCGGGTCGCGGTTATGGCTTCTCGATCGCGAAATCATCACATCGCAAACCATCGCCAGGGTACGCGAATATGGCAGCGAGGCTTTGCGATGGCTCACCGATAACGGCTTTGCCCGATCCGTCACATTTGACGCTTTTCGCGACCGCGATGCCGGGCGCTGGGTGATTTCAGTGCGTGTCACAATCTCGCGGCCTGATGGTCAGCTTTTTGAGCGCCGCTTTGCCAATATCTGGAACTGGATGGACCAAAACAAATGACCAGCAAGCTGACTGGCTTTTATACCCCGGCATTCCCGGATCTGCGCAACCAGGCAAAGGCGGCCTATGATGCCCGGCTGGGGCAGGGCGTGACCACCGGGCAGGGCCCTGTTTCTGCCATGCCCTATATTGATGGCATGCTGGCCTTTGGTGCCTATGGCTATATGAATTACGTCGCCGCGCAAACGATGGTTTTATATGCGACCGGTGAAAACCTTGACGGGCATGGTTTTACCTATGGCGTGCCGCGCCAGCCTGCCGCCCGTGCCAGTGGGTCTGTAACCTTTACCGGCCTGACGGGGGCGGCCCTTGATGCCGGGCTGATCGTGAAAAGTGCTTCTGGCGTTCAATATCAGGTCAAAGACGGGGTCACACTGGTGGCCGGGCAGGCAAATGCCACAATCACGGCGATTGATCCCGGCGCGGCGGGTAATCTGGCAGCGGGCAGCAATCTGACGCTGGTTTCCCCGGTTGCCGGTGTAGACCCGACCTGTAATGTCGGCGCCGATGGCCTGGCAGGTGGGGCCGATGCCGAACAGGATGGCCGCGCAGGTATCCGCGAGTTTTACCGGGGCCGGATTTTGGACCGCATCCGTAAACCGCCGCAAGGCGGGGCGGGGTACGATTATGAAGCCTGGGCGCGGGAAGTGCCCGGCGTGACACGCGTTTGGGTGTCCCCACGTGAGATGGGGGCGGGCACTGTCACGGTGCGGTTTATGATGGATGTTGTGCGTGCTGATCAGGGCGGTATTCCCCAAGCTGGTGACGTTGCAATTATGCAGGATTACCTTGATGAACGCCGCCCGGTGAATGCCGATGTGTTTGCCGTGGCCCCCATTGGGGTGCCGCTTGACCTGACTGTGACCGGGCTTGACCCGGACACGCCAGCCGTGCGCCAGCAAATCGCGGCGGAATTTGCCGATATGCTGTACCGGCGGGCCGTGCCGGGTGGAAACATCGGCCTGGACTGGATCGGCGAGGCCGTATCCGTTGCGGCGGGCGAAAACCGCCATCGGCTGACCAGCCCGACCGATGATATCGACCATACAACAGGGCAAATTGCCATTCCGGGGGTGATTACCTATGACTGATTATGATGACCGGCTGGAAGCCTACGCAGAAACGGCGGCATCGGCGCTGCCGCCCGGTGCCTTTTGGCAGGGATTTCGCGATTATGATGGCACTGGCCGCGACCTTTTGCGCGCAAAGGCACAAACCTGGCTGGATGTTGACCTTGCTGCCGAACGGCTGATTGCCGAAAGCCAACCGGCCCGTGCATCCGAAATGCTGGTGGATCACGAAACCCAAGTCGGCTTGCCTGATTGCTGCTTTCAAACCCTGAACGTCAATATCGAAGACCGCCGCACCGCCGTGCTGACCCGCTATCGGGCGCAGGGCGGTCAAAGCCCGGAATATTTCATCGATCTGGCAAAAAGCCTCGGCTATGACGTGAGCATCACCGAAAGCCGCCCGTTTGTCTGCGGCCTAAGCGAAATCGGTGGGGATTCGTCTGGTGCGGCCCCTGTCGCACGGTTTGATACCATCGGGGCCGATCGTTTTTCGTGGAAAGTCGTGGTGCCAGAACCGCGTGTAACCTGGTTCCGCTGTGGCTCCGGTGTGCTGGGGCAGGATGCCCTTGCGACCATTAACCGCGCTGATGATCTGGAGTGCCTGCTTACGCGGTATCAGCCTGCACAACAGGATTTAACGGTTTCCTATCGCGGCATCCCCGAACCGATTATCGATATTGATCTGCGCAATGGCCTACCTGCGGGATGGCAATTTTCGCGGGCAGGGACGGCGACTTACATTGATGCTGCTGGGCTGCCTGCGCTGGCTTCAATTGATGAAATCCGCATTAAACATGATCCGTCATCTCTAAGGACTGTTGGGGCAACGATAGAGGGTCCGCAAACGAATAGTGTCCGGCGAACAAACGGATTTTCGTTCCCTTGGTATAGCGCCGGAGGTACTCCGCTTGTCGTCGATCATTCGACACTTGGGAGCGTCGTTATCCAGCATGTATCAGGTGGCAATCTTGATGTGGATAACACGCAAGGGGCGTCGGGCGATCTGATCACGGTGTCGGGTTACGTTCATCGGGATAGCCCGTCTTTTTCGATGTTTTTTAACAGTTTCGCGAAAAGTGCGGGTTTCAGTTTTTCGACTGGTTCGCCGGGCTTTAATTTTCGCATTCTAGAGGATTATGGGGATGTCAGGCGGGTTGCGGTGACTTTTATGCGGGGCGACGGCTCGATGCGGCTTCGCGCAAATGATGGTTGTATCGGCGGCGGGTTTCAAACCGAAGTCGGGGCTTTCGCGACCAGCCTTATTCCTACAGGTGGTGGACCAGTCACGCGATCACTCGACAATTTGAAAATCCCGCTGTCTAGTGTTGTTGGGTGGCAGGCTGGTGCGTCGTTTGAAAGCACCGTGAGCGGGTGGACGGCGGAGGGGATTGGGTCAACGGGGCAGTGTCTGTTTGCGATTGATGATGGTTCCAATAACAACAGCATTGTTTTGCAGCGTTGGTATACTGATAATAAATTTTATCTTACCATTGGGAATGGAGGTATTTTTACCAACGTTTCTGTCAGCGCTCCGATTATTGGCAAACACCACCTTGAAGTCACCGTCCACATAGAAACCAATAACTTTTGGTTTTCTATGTCGGTTGATGATGGCACGCCTGTCACATATGGCCCCAACGCCTCTACCACCATCCCTGCCGGCCTGACAACGATTTTTTTGGGTGGCCGGTCAGACGGGTTGCGCGCCTGGTTCGGCGAAATCGAAAAATTCAAGCTGCGCTTTTTATCAACACCTGCCTAGATCGCGTTTCTCCAATCTAAAATCCAGCACGCAAGGCCCGGTTTTCCGGGTCTTTTTTTTTATTCCCGAACGTTAGAGGTTTGTCATGAAATATATTCCCCCGTTCAACGGGGATTTGAGTAACCCTGAACGATCCTGGGTCAATGCTGACCCTGCCAATGGCATCGAGGGGTCTATTCCCGGTGCTACGGCTTTTGAGCATCCGATCCGTGAAATTGTCAAAGTGATCACGGATGCCGGGATCGAGCCTGATGGGGGTAATCTTACCCAGCTTTCCGCCGCGATTTCGGCGATGATTGCCGGTGCCATTGGTGCTATCCCGCCTGCGGATACTTTGCCTGTCGGGGCTGTTCTGCCCGCATTGGGCACAACGCCGTTCCCAGGCTTTTTGATGCTTGATGCCAGCATGCCGTTGCGCGCGGATTATCCTGGTTTGTGGGCCTATATCCAGACCAGCGGTAACCTGATTACCGAAGCAAACTGGAACGAGGCTACATCAGGGTCGTTTTCTTCTGGCAATGGCGCCACAAATTTCCGGCTGGCTGATGCCCGTGGTGTTTCGCTGCGTGGTTTTGATGGTGGTCGCGGGTTTGATGCTGGGCGCGTCTTTGGCACCTATCAGGCGGACGAAATCAAGGCCCATACGCATATCACGTCTATAGAGGCAAGCGTTGGGGGTTCGTCGGGGCGTCCATCTTCTGGTGGTCCGTTCGGTTCCATATCGGCTGAAACAGCATCGACCGGCGGGCCTGAAAACCGGGTTAAAAACATCACCGTCAACTGGTGCATTAAATATTAAAGGTTAACCCCATGAAAATTTACACGTATAGCCCGCGTAACGGTGTTTTTTTGGGCGCTGCCATTGCGCAAAAAAACCCGATGCGCGCGGATGAATTCCTGATGCCTGCCTGGGCCACCGATATTGCTCCGCCCGATGCGGTCGTAGATATGGTTGCGGTTTATGATGCTGCAAATCAAAGCTGGTCGCTGGTCGCGGATCATCGCGGGGAAACGGTTTTTAACACCGAAACCGGGGCGGCTTTCGTGATCGATGAACCGGGTGATATCCCCGAGGGGCATACGACGGATGCGCCGCCTTCACTCGATGCCACCTGGGATGGCGCGGCATGGCAGGTGCCGGCCGCAACGGTTGATCAGCTTTTTGCCGCTGCGGCCAGTCGTCGTTATCGCGCTGAAATCGGCGGGTGCCTTTGGAATGGTTGGGTGCAAGCAACCGATGATCGCGGGCAGGCGAAATGCATGGCTGAATTGCAGGCTATCAACGAGGGCTTGCGCCTTGATGGCGATGGCTGGAAATTTGCGCACGGTTTTGAGGCTCTGACCAATGCGCAAATGCGCGATCTGGTCATTGCCGTGCGTGCCCATGTGTCTGCCTGTTATGAGGCGGAGGGTGCCATTCGGATTGATATCGAGGCTGGAAACATCACAGCCCTTGATGATGTGGAAAACTGGCCGGACTGGCCGGGGGTGGCGTCATGATTTATCTGGCAATTCTGCTATCAATTCTGTTATCGGCCATCCTGTATCGCATGCCGCGTGGGGGTGGGCTGGGCGAGGGGCGATCCTCGCTTGGGTCCGCGATTTGGGCGTTGCTTTCCGGGGTTTTATTCTCGATTTCGCTTAACACCTGGTACGGCCTGCTTGTCGGGCCGTTGCTGTTTTTGGGCGATGCGCCAGGCTGGTCGCGCTGGTGGCCAACCGGGAAAAATCCCAGTGTGTTTTATCTCTCGCTACGTGGCCTGTTGCTGCTTAATCCATTCATGGGTGTGATCTATTTCGGGTTTTATCGCTGGCGGCATAAACTGCCCCGATATGGCCGGTTTATTGATGGCTGGACCGCCTATTGCGAACTGGCGTGCGGTCTGGTTACGGCAACGGCCTGGGCGCTTGTGCTGCTGGCCTTTGCTGATCCCTGATTTCGCGAATATCTGCAATCTGTGTGGCTGCCCTCGTTCGCGTCGGGCGGCTTTTTTTATGCCTGCGTGACATTGGGGGCAGCGTGTTTGACAAACCGCCACACGAAATTGAAACGGGTTGGCTATCGGCTCTGAAAATGTGGGGGTTGATCCTTACTTTTTCGCTTTATGGCCGGCTGCTGTATCACCGCTATCTGGTCAGCAAGGGCTATCGCAAGTTTTGGAGCTGGGACCTGCTTTGGGAGGTCCTGACCGCAGGCTTTTGCGCGGTGATGTCGGCGGGGGTTGCCGACTACCTGAAACTTGAAACGTTCACCGCCTGCGCGGTTGCCAGCATTCTTGGCTGGCTTGGCCCCCGTGGCCTGCAGGTCCTGATCGCCGATTTCCGCAATACCAGCAAAAACAGTAAAGAATGAAAGGGATGGTTATGGATGACCATGATGTTTTGGCGCGCACCCTGTATGGTGAGGCCAAAGCCAATGATATTGACGATGCCAAGGCGATTGCCAGTGTGGTGATGAACCGGGTTGGTTATAAAAACTGGCCGGATACGGCGGCAAAAGTCTGCCAGCAGGCCTGGCAGTTTTCCTGCTGGAACACAAATGACCCGAACCGTGACCGCATCCTGAATGCGCATGGCCCGTGGTTTGATGCCTGCAAGGCGATCGCGAAAGATGCTCTGGCAGGCGGTTTTTATGACCCGACCCGCAAATCAACCCACTATCACACACGCGGGGTTAAGCCGTTTTGGTCGAAGGGGCGTAAGCCGGTTTATGAAACGGCGGGGCACCTTTATTTCAACGATATCGACACCCCGGCCCCTGAAACGGCAACCGAAGCCCTTAATCAGATGCACCCGATTGGCAAATCGCGCACCATTCAGGGGGCAACCGTGGCAGGTGTGATGGCGGCCCTTGGCCCTGTGGCTGGTGATATCGGCAAAAGCCTGGAGCAATATGCGTACCTGTCAGAATACATCAAATGGGCATGCGCTGCGCTGGCAATCATCGCGGCGGGTTATACCGCCTGGGCGCGGCTGTCCGACCGGGCAAAAGGGGTAAATTGATGTTCGGGGTTGTCTGGTCTGCGGTCGGCGGCTTTTTTGCCAAAGCCTGGCTGCAAATTGCCATCATCGGCGGCGCTGCAATCGCAGTGGCCGCCGTTCTTTTTTCCGCTCGCACTGCTGGCCGTCAAGCCGAACGGGTTGAAGGCATGCAGCGGGCTTTGCAGAATGTGAAGGTGCGAAATGAAGTTGACCGCATTGTTAACAGTGGCAGCGATGATGAGTTTGACCGCCTGCGCCGGAAATGGACCTATAAATAGCACTGCCTGCGGGTGCGAATGGGTCAACCCCATCTATTTGCCCGACGAGCCAATTCCCCGTCGTCTTGAAAAGGAAATAGTCGCTTTTGACGAAGCTTGGGAGCGAATTTGCGGGCCGTGATCTGGTCACGAAAACTCACCCATGTTAGGGGGTATCAGGCGCTTGCAGCCTTGCTTGCAGGCACCTTTGATACAGTCGTAAATGGTTTTATGGCTGATCGGGCAAAAGAATGGTTTTTGTTCGGTTCCCGGGATGTTTGATGTGCTGCGCGGAGATGCTCCGCGTTCGCCGCATCTTGAACAGCGCAGGTTTTTCAGGTACGGGCCCATATCAAATCGTGGGCCGTGCTTGATCAATAGCGGACCAAAATAAAGCTTTGCCTCGTGCCTGCAGTGAATGCAGGTGATGTTGCAGTGGTCATCGTGCGTTGCGAAGCTTTTTAAATCAATAAAGGTCCAGTCGTAGTTCATGATATCGGACATGTTCACGCCTCAAATGTTCTTTTTTTGTTCTACATTTGCGGCGGCGAAAAATCAATAAGCGACCTTTTTTATCCACCTGTATTTTTGCTCAAGGCTTGCGCCGTCGCCATACTTTGGCCGGTGGAACTTGTGGCCCATAAGATCAGCCTGGATGCGGTCAGGGGCTTCGGCTTTGGTCAAGGCATCCTGAAAGCTGTGGCGGAGCGAATAGACACTGTGGTCATCGCTTTCCCGCAGGTCATTGTCCGTCAAGTGCCGGTTCGTGTTGGCGCTTAACTGGGTGGGTTTGTTGCGATAATCAATAAAGCCCTTGGGAACAAGTTCCTTAAAGGCATCAAACGCAACGCCAGCCAGCGGGATAGTGCGCGGGCGATACATTGTCTTTAGACTGCGTTCGCTATTTTCCCTGATGTGAAAATGAGGGATGTCGGCATCAAGTATGATGTCGTCTTCGATCATGCCAGCCAGTTCGGCGGGTCCGGCACCTGTATTCATAATGATCATGATGAGGGCACGGCATTCGGGGTGTAACGTATCGAGTGCGCCAGGCTTCAAAATACGCTGTGTTATGTATTCCGGGGAATAGGGTGGCCGGGCATTTTTCTTTTTTTCCCGAAATCTCAATCTTGCCAGCGGGTCATCAAGCCCGAGTTGCAGACCTTCATTCACCTTCTCGAATATCTGATGAATATGCCCGAAGTCTTTATTCGCGCTATTGACGGTCATTTGTTCATTTTCGATCCGGTCCCACCACCAATCCCGAAATTTCAGTGCATCTGATCTGGTAATGCGCGCTAATTCAGGGTTTCCGGTAACGTCCGACCAATTTTTAACCGCTTTCTTGCGTGGGTTTTGCCAGCGTCGGATTTGTTCGTCACTTTTATCGGTCAGCCAGTCACGGGTTAACCGAACAAATTCATCAAATGCCTCTGTCATCGTGATAGCAGGGGGTGCTACGCCGCCCGCCAGCGCGGCGACGACGGCCCGTTTTTCTATTCCCGTTTGTTCAATTTTTTCCAGTCGCGCCAATAGTTCGGGTGTTGGTAGCTCTCGCGCAATCACATCTGCAGGTTGATAATGAAAGCCCATGGACTGGGCGATTTTTACCGCCGAATCGTATTGCGTCCGTGCGCTGTCCTGGTGCCCGAATTTTATGATTGAATGCCAATATTGTTCGATATCACGATGAACAATATCCCGCCTGGATAGCGCGGTTTTCAGGTCTGTTGTTTTGAGGGATATCCGAACAAAACCCGGTCCCAGGGCTTCGGTGACTTCAAACGGTTTCCGACGATAATAGTAATATCTGCCGCTTCTCAATAGTAGATATTGGTGCCCGTTATTTGCCAT